ATTCTGGCATTTTTGTTGTTGATATTGTGTGCGTTACTGCGCTCACTCGCTCGATGGTGTTAAAGCCGTGTGACGGTTCATATTCCGGCAAGCGTGTTTCTGTGTAGCCCCGACCAAGATAGCCGGTTACGAATACCGTCCGGCTCATTTCCGGGGTCTTTGTTGTGGCAATAATTTTTATCCCCACACCAGCGGCCCGGATGATGGGGGCGTTGAGCAGGTCTTCCGGGGAGTCATCCGGAGTGAGCTCATCGGTATTGAAAATCATGGTGGCTGGCTGTTCTGGGTCTTCCGAGTAGTACAGGGGTTTATCCCAGAACATCTTAAACGCCTTGATGATGTCAGGATAAGTGCAGGAGTTCGTGTTCTTCAGCACCTTGTAGATGATGTACTTTCGGTAGAGCTCGTCGGTGATGGCTTCGCCCGGATTGGTGAGGCTGGCGAGCTGTCCAGCCTCGGCCCTGGTCAGGACAACGATGTCTCCGGCGCCGTCAAGTTGGGCGCCGACGGATTTGGAAATTGACCGCTCATTCCGTAGAGCTGTGTAGAAATCGGCTACGTCCTGGAGCTGCTCACCTACGACTTCCATGATGGCTGTTATATTCGGTTGCCCCCGGAACTGCTCAACGAGGTCGTCCTTCAGCTTTTGGACATAATCAGCCATCAATTACCACCTCTATCCTCTCCGTGCTGACGACGGCGCGTTCCCTGGGTGATACTGTTACGCTGCGCTTATCATAGCTGGCGGGTCGGTGTTCGTCCTCGGTTACGGCCAGGGTGATGTCGACGTAGTCAATTCCAGACACGGCCGCGTCGATCTTGCTGATGACGCGCTGAGGGACTATATCCACACCGGTGTCTACCCCCTCCATCCAATCAAGAATAACGCCCTTAATAAGATCAGCGTAATTGGAGGGCAGGGAGACGCTCTTGCTCATGGTGATGCCGACGTGGAACCAGACTCTCAGATATGTCGGCCGGTTGAATCTGATGGTGATGTCTTCTCCATATTCTCCGGGAACCTCCACCTCCACCGAGCCGTAGGTATTGATGCCTCCGGCTTTGCTGGCGAGTATCTGCCGGGCAATTTCATTCTGGTCTCCTCCGTCAACGACAATCTCTATACTGTGCGGCCACCGGCCCATATTGTCGACGACGCTACTGAAGTTTTCGTATGGCGCTACTGAGGTAACACCCTGCACATTATCCAGGATGGTACTCTTGATACTCTCAAGCATTCGGGACGACCTGGAGAAAATCTTATCGGCGTAGGACTTGCGGAACTCGATGTCGCTTTCTGCGAGCTGCCCCGCAATGTAGGAGCCTACATTGACAACGCTGCGGAGTCCCGTGACAGCCTTAACTATCTTGGTAACTACTCCTTTCGGGAGCAGGATGTCGCCGTCATCCTCGGTTGCAAAGGTGATGATCGCCCCGACGGTTTCAGTGGTCAGATTTTCAGATAAAATGAGTGAATTGCCCGACGTTACATCGACGGCCGCTATACGGAGCATGGCGTTTTCCTCGTCGATGCTGGTCGTGAAGTCTTTATCTTGGATGGAGGCCGCGAGACCTTGTAGGGCAGCGAGAGCGTGGGTTTCCTCTTCAGGTATGAAAGTATATAGGGTTCCATTAAGGGCCACGGTAAGTGCGCTTGTGGATTCTGAGACCGCGAGTTTTACGGTCGCGGTGTTAAAGTTGCTGCGGGAGATGACCTTCTGCTCACGGAGAACGAGCTGCGTGGTCGGGTTCGTATCTGAAGCGATGAGCGTTCCAGCCGGGATGACCGTTCCGTCGATGCCCGTGCACAGCACATGATAATAAGACGGCGCGGGCATACCGCGGGTGGAACCCCCGAACTGAGCCGCGCTGTCCAGGTATACATCCTCGGCGGTGGCCGGGTACTGCGAGTAATGGATTTCCGCGCCAAACTCCCAGAGTTCGGCGATTTTGTCTGCGACGTTGGTGAACCCGTGATTCAGAAATGATTGCGGGTTCTGCCGAGTGTTGACGCCAACCTTCTCAGTCATTGAACTGTGCATCTCATCCACAATTACATCCAGGCGCTTGATGTTCGGCCCCTTTGGTGTGAGTCCATATTTAGCCACCAATAATCACCTCCTGATTGTAAGTTTCTTCGTCGACCATGAAGATGTAGCTGATCTTTGCCTTCCGGGTCTTCAGGTCAGGCTCAATGTCTATGCTGCCAACGTTGGTGACACCTTCGACCGTAATAATGAGGTCGCGCAGCAGAAACTTGATCTTGGTCAGGTTCGGATTCTTGACGAACACTTCCTCGAAGTATGGAAAGCCCTTGTCAGGCCCGAGCCTCCATTCGCCAAGAAACCATTTCACTCGTATATATACAGCCTGGGCGACGCTGTTGGTGGTGGCGATGTCGCCTTCAGGCCCGATGTAGATATCACCGGTGCTGGTCAGTAAAAAATCAATCATAGTATCAACCTCCAATGCTAACGTCCGGGCTCCCAGAGGCTACCTTGCCGCTACCGCTGTGAGCTGACAAATCATCACCTTGCCGGGCGGTGGGGCGTCCATTGATGAATACGGAGCCGCTGCCTGAGGCAATGGAACCGTTGGAGCTGCCGCAGCAGGAGTCACGTTCAGTGGTAACGCTCCCTACCGTGGCAGCCGGGAGCCCGTTTATAAAAACATCCCCAGAGCACCCCGAGCTGATTTCACCCGTAAATGTCTCCGGGCTATGTGCCGATCCGCCCGTTGTGCCTGAAACACTGTCATTGAGTCTTGCCGCTGCTGGCATAATACCCCTCCTTAGTTTAGTCTGACGGTACCGCCGGACGTTGTCAGGCTCCCCTTGATAGTGACGTCGCCGGTTATGTCGACGCCGACTTTCGATACTGCGATTGTCGTGGCACCCGCGCTGATAACGACAGCATCCTCAGAGCAAGCTCTCTGGACTCCCGGCCCCGCCTTCGTGAACAGGCCCACAATGGCGATGCTATTGGTCAGATCGAACCGAAGCTCGGAGGCAGTTTCGCGCTGGTACATCCAGTAATCGAGAGACTGCTCAGAAACGATGAGAAGGCACCCATCGCCAGCCTTTACGGGATAAGCAATAGATGTGTTTTGCCCCGCGCCCTGCGGGAATACAATGGGAACCCCGGAAATGTCAGGGTATGCGATGGTGCTGCCATCCGGTTTCTTATATTCCATACTCGGCGAGATGACGGCTAACCCGGTAGCGGGGTCGAACGATATGATCTTGCCGGGCAGCGCAGTATGAACCCCATTGACTGTGTCATTGGCCATCTCCTGGAGCCGCTGTACAAGCTCCTGCACCATTACTCACTCACCTCCAACAGCCGGGCCGTGCATTGCCACACGCCGCTGACGTTGTCTCCCTCAATGTCGAGAGAGTAGACACGGAAGAATCCAGTGACCATCTTGCTTTCCAGCCGGACAAAATCGTCTACATTGATGGCTGCGTTCATCAGGTACTCAATGTCCCACCCGTGCTGCACGGCAGAGGTTCCGTCATCGCTGGCGATTTGAACGCGCTTAGGTATGCCGACGAGCCCGGTCTCCGGCGTGAGCAAGTACACCTCCTGGGATATTACATCTCCAGGCTTTTTCACCTGGAGCACTCCGTTCTGAATCGACCATACGAGGTTACTGCTCTGGCAAGCCTTGGTGATAGCATCCTTCGCGGGGCCGACGAAGCTGAATCCATTTGGTAGGTCTGAGAACTCAGCGTTATATGAAAACGTGACGACCACGCCCATCTGATTGGCGACATCCTGTATCAGGGCCTTGGTGTTGACGAGCCCCGCGTACGACAAGGTGACGTAAGTGTCGCGAATTTCAATGCGGTTATCAACGAGCTCCAGTTCGGTACAGCGGTCGGCACCGTCAAGCGTAGTGGTCGCGTAGGTAACAATGCCGGTAAAGATAAGCGGCATCACTGTGCCATACCCGGCCTTCAGCACAACAACACAGTCGTCCTTATTGAGAACTGCGAGGTGTTCATCGTTCAGGTTCCATACGGAGACCTTCCCGGTGTTTTGGCTTTGAAGGTCTGTCTTCTGAAAAGAAAACGAAACGTGAAGGGGTACTGGCGTTTCGCCTCCGATTTCAAATCCTGCTTGACCTGCCTGACCAGCAGAGAATCGGTATTGACGGTCGAAGTTTTTCAAAGGTGGCTCACCTCCCATGCGAGAACTCACATAATATATATCTTTAAATAGGTTAGGTTAGGTTTGGTTAGGTTTGGTTACGCTCGGATGTCCGATGGAATGTCCAGCGGACAAAAATGAAAACAGGAGAATAATCGAGAAAAACAGAGGATGAGCGAGTTCCAATTTTCAGGCTCTCTCACCCTCCCATTTAAAAGAATGCCTGTCTTGGCTGTTTTACGAGGACAGTCCATACTGTTTTAATCGGACTTCGCAAGGACAGTCCGCAGGATGTCCGATGGAATGTCCAGCGGACATGTCATGCATCGCCTACTGGGATGAAGGCAAACTGGGCCTTTTCGTTGTTGAAATCATCGCGGCCCACCTGGTCAAGTTCGGTGAACACGCCAAACACACCTTCGGGTAACTCGGCGATTCCGTAGAACACGTTCAAGGGAAACCGGGGAACAATCTTCACGCCAATCAGGATGGGGTTACTGAGTGCGTCTGACAAGCCGAAGCACCAGAAGCCGCCGGTATCGTTCCAAGTGAAGCGGATGTGGTACTGCTTGCTGTTGAGGACGACGCGTGAAACGCTATCGTTCATATCAGGCACTTCAATAATAATATACTCCATGCTTCACCTCACAATAGGCCGATGGAACTGGCCGCGTTATACAGGACGGAACCTGACTTGCTGTTACTGGATGACGAGCTGCTTGAGCTGGAATCAGAGCCTCCAGATCCCGTTGATGTGCTGGCTGTGCCAGCCGAGGAACCAGTAGCACCGCTCTTTCCATAGCTCTCCGGGATGGTAGTGGTCTGAGACTCCGTAACCCTGACCTTCTTGAACTTGATAGGAACCTCTCGGGCATAGCCGAGTGTGTTGCTCTTGGTGATGGACAGGTTCGTGATCGCCATGTCGGTATATGTCTCAGAGCCGGTGGAGATGGTGATTAGCTTTTTGCTCATATAGAGCTCTTTTAGCTGCTTCACGACACTGTCCACACGGTCGTTGGAGACTCCAAACCGTTTGGCCCAGGTCACGGGCCGATTGCTGACAAACAATGTCATATCGAGGACTTCAGCGTTCAGGATGATGGTGTCGCTGACGGAGAAGCCCGTTTCGACGGAATATTCCGGCACGGTTGCGTCATACGTCTCGGTGGAGCCGATGAGTGCATCAAACTCGATGCCGTCGACGCTGACAGGCTGGATCGGTTTACTCATGACTACTACTCACCTACTTTGCAAAGGCGATAGCGCGGGCCAGCTCGCTCGTTGCGTCATTGGATGCTTTATCCATGGCATTCGAGCTCTTTTCCTGCCCAGCACGGTCGCCGTTAAACTGGTTGTTGATTTCTACGTTCTGGGTGATGTTCTTACTGGACGAGCTGCCGATGCCAGCCTTTGATAGCGTATCACCGCTGACAAGGTTAGCCTGGGCCGCTACCGACATATCACCGGTGAGATTTTCGAGCGCCTGTTTGACCTTGGACTTCCCGGACTCGATACCCTGGGCCATGAGGTCGATCATATCGGGCATATAGGTATGGAAGTCACTCAGGGGACCGTCATCCGGTTCAGAGAAACCGAGGAAAGACTTGATTTTGCTGGCTACACCGCTAACGGCGTCACCAACTTTGCCGATGGCGTTCTTAATGCCGTTCACGATACCATCAATGATGTCTTTTCCCCATTGGATAGCTTGTTCAGGTAGAGCCTTAATCCAGTCGATGGCTGCCTGGAAGCCGTCAACGATGCTATCCTTGATGGCTGTGACCTTCTCAGAGATGGCGGTCTTCGCAGCTTCAAAGATGCCGCCGAATATCTCGGCCAGCTTATTCCAAACATTGCAGATGATGTCCCAGGCGCCAGTGATAATAGTCGTTATCATCTCCCAGATTGCGGCGGCAAAGTCCTTGATGGACTGCCATGCGCCCTCCCAATCCCCAGAGAAGACGTTTGCGAGGAAGTCGATGATGGCTCTCAGGGCGTTGAGAAACGGCTGTATCAAGGAAATCAAGGTGTCCCATATGATTCGGAATACTTCCATGATCGTCGCACCCCATGTGTCCCAGAAGCGTTTCAGGGCATTAAAGACCGTCTCTGCTATCTTTTTGAGGGCATTCCATAGAGTTTCGCACAGCTTTTTGATGCTCTCCCAGATTTTCAAGAAGGACTCCTTGACTGCCTCGCCGTTCTCGGCCCACCAGTCGGAGAGGGCGCCGAAGATGGTCATGGCAACCTTTTTGATAACCTCCCAGGCTTTCAACAAGAACCCTTTTATGGCCTCCCATGCCTTGAGGATGGTCTGCCTTGCCGCCTCAGCGTCGATGCCCGCCTTCTCAAACAGGGAACCGATGAGACTGTCTTCGCCCTTCATAAACTTGATGAAATCCTCTATGAGCAGGGCGATCAGAATGATGACAGCGGCAATCAACAGGGCTTTCTTGTTGACGCCGCCGAGGGCCGTTCCCATCGCTTTTATCCCTTTGACGATTTTGTCTAGGTTAAATGCGACGAACAAAGCCCCTGCTGATAATGCTATGAGCTTGAGCAGCTTGTCGGCCCCGCCGAGCTTTTCAGCGAGCCAACCTATGCGGGTCTGCACCCGCTGGAGAACCTCCATGAACTTCGTGAAGCCCTTGACCATGGTGGTGCCGATGGTCTGGGTCAGACCGAGCGTTTCATTCATGCCGTCAACCCATAGGCCCCACTGGTTTCTGATGTTGAGCAGGGCGTCCGAGATATTGAACCTAAGATTTGAGAACTCGCCATTGATGACATCTGCGCTGTTGACAAACGCATTCTTCAAATCGGCGCAGGTGATAGTGCCTTGAGCAGCCATGTCGAGCAAGCTGTCTTTGGCAACGCCTAAGCTGTCCGCTATTAGGTTAATGGCCTCCGGCGCCTTTTCGTAGAGCTGATTCAGCGTTTCGGTTTCGACCTTGCCCTTAGCGAATGATTTGTTGAGCACCTCCTGGAGAGACTGAATTTCAGCATCGGCCTTGCCAGCGGTTTTGAATACCTTTGTGGTAAGCGAGGCAAACTCAGCGGCGTCCTCTACGGAGCCGAACAGGTTTTTATCCCCCTGGACTAAGTCGCTGACAAGGTCGGCCATGTAGCCGTATGCAGTCTTTGTATCATTGGCGGCTGCGAGTATCTGTTTCTGGATGCCCTTCTGGTCGCCAAGATTTTTGGTGGCGCTCCTGATCTGGTCGTTGATACCGCTGAACTCCTCAGAGATGGCATTGAGCTGAGTGAGTGAAAACCCAATGCCGATGGCCCCAAGGAGCTTCGTGGCCGTACTTTTAAGGCTCTTGATGCTGCTTTCTGCCTTGGACTCCGAGCTTTTGTCAACTTCATAACCCAAGGAAAAGAAAATTTCTCGAAGCGTCATCGGTTAGTATCACCCCCTCCTTTCGTTAGCTGCATCCTCAGCCCTACCTCTTTCCACGTCCTGCTCCATGCAGTGCAGAGCGTAGAGCTTCAGAGCTTCGTCAAGAGTGTAGATGGTTTTGAGCTCCGTCATGGTAGCCAGCCGAGCCTTGATGAGGACGTACATCCTCATCTCAAGCTCGCAAAATTGGCTGGTGTCTAACTGGCCGTATTTTCGGTGCTCGGCGCCAATTTGGTCTTCAGGGCATCGAAAGCAGAACCAAATTGGTCGCCGAGCTTCTTGAAAAAACCGCTGAAATTGAGCTTGATAACCTCGAAGGCCAGCAGGAACATATCCTGCGTATCGGTGCAGAATATTTCATTGGTGGTATCTTCGGTCAGCAGTACGGTCTTCCCCGTGTTGGGGTCATCGACGGATACGTTCTTATTGGCGATCAGGAGCTCCCTCAGCAGATGCTCCAGTTTGTCGCCGGAGAGCGAGGAAAAGGCCCCCGATATTGCGGGAGCCGCATCATCCATGTTCATGTCCATTAACTTCTTATCACCGCCGACCGTTTCAAGCAGCGGCAGGAGGCCGCCTATGACGGGGGTGATTAGCGTAGCAAGCTGGCCGGTAATATTGGCAGCCTTGAACGCCGGGAAGGGTCTAACGTAGAAAGTGTTGTCGCCGACGGTTACAGTTCGGCTTTCGAGTTGTTTCATACTTACCTCCAGTTATTCGTTAAGTGTGGAGTCTCCGGTGTCCATCTCCCACTCTCTGTTGTTGGTGTCTTTGCCGTACACGCGGGACGGGGGCTTGATAACCCAGGCAGATTCTGCGCTGAAGACAAGGCCGCCCTTCAGGTCTTTGATGAGGACGGGGAACAGTCCCTCGCCGGTATCGCGGTCTTGGGCGAAACGCTCCTGAAGATAGCTGTTACTATCCGAGGTTTGGAGCAGGGCGACCTTCACCTTGTAGGTGCCGTCGGGACTGATTGCGCGAGCAACCTCGCCGTCGCAGCCGACCTTCTTGGTCACGCCGTCGCCGTTGGCCTCAATGGTGATGAACGAGTCATCGGCAAAACCGGAAACGATATGGCTTCCGATTGCCATGGTAACTTCTTTGGGGTTATAGGTCTTGACCATTTTTAATTCCTCCTTACAGCGAATAGGTCAGACTGCCCTTGAGCTCGACTGCGTGGATGGCTCCAGCGAGGCGGGCTGCGAAGGTGCAGTTGGTCAGCTTACGGGATGCCTTCTGAGAATCCGTGAGGCTGGCGGAGGATGGAACGGAGGTCTTGAAGCCGGGAATGACGCTGCCGTTCTCGTCGTACTCATCGGGAGAGATGCCGCCATAGTTGGCACCGTCCTTCAGGGAGGCAATCATCTGATTCTCAACGAGCCCGATACCCTTGTCGGTATACGGAACCTTGGAATTGACAATGAACAGGTTGGCAACCCGAACCTGCATATCGTTCTTCAGCCAGTCGCGGAAGCGGATAATGTCGATCCACTCACCGGCCAGCACCTTGCCGCCGTAGGTAATGTTCTTCGAGGCGGTGGTCATAAAGTAGCTGACATTTTTGTCTTCCAGCGCAGTAATCTCCGTGCTGGTGAGCGCAGACGGGGTAATGCCCGCCAGAGTCTTGAAGGCCCATGTCTCCTGCCCGGCGTGGTAATTCAGGCACTTTGCGGCCCAGGCGACATTGATGCACTTGTTGGCCGCCGGGACATCGGTTTCATCCTGATCGGCCGTTACCTTGCCGAAGATACCAAAGCTGCGGTAGTAGATGGTCTTCTGGTCGGGCGCTGCATTGAGTTCGGTGTAGCAGCAGACCTTTTCCTGGCTTTCTGTCCATTGGATGATCTTGGCGAGCTCGGAATCGTCTACTCCCGCAGGGCAGATGACATACCACCCGGACGTGCCGAGGGCCTTGGTGAGTACATCGGCCACATCCTCGGACTCGATGGTGGCGATATAGATTTTCGTGGGCGCTGGGCTCTGCGAGAAGGCAATGCGGGCAGCTACGCCGACGGGGTCGGCGCTGTCGCCAATAGCAATGTAGCCGGTGTCCGTAACCTCAGTGAGGCTTGCGTAAACACCTACGGTCGGGGTATTGTGGCCCTCCTTCTGAGGAGCCGGGCCAATGATGAGCAGATTGTCAAAGCTGGTGCTATCAACAAGCGGTGATGCGATGTCAATGGCAACCGTGACAATCTTGTCAAGGTTATTGACCATTAGTATTTTCCTCCTTTATTTCGGCCTCGGTGAAGAAGCCAATGATTTCTTTTGCCAGTTCAGGCGTTCCTCCGCCGCTATGCGATGGCGTAAACTCAGGCTCGACGTAAACATCCGGGTCATCGTCTTCGGTGCCTCCCGCGCTGTGCTTGATACTGGCAGGGTCGAGTAAGCCGGTGTAGCCCACCGCCTTCTGGGTGAAGTTGAGCGTGAGTTCCAGGGTTGAGCGGAATTGATAGCTGGCATTATTGATAAGCGCCGTCGTGTCCTGCACCTGCCCGCTTGGGTAGAGCGAGATGTCGTTCCTGTGGCTCCAATTTATGAAGTATTCGGAGCCGATGAAGTTGGAAAAGTCGAGCATATCGTTCAGCGCCGTGTTCTCGGCTGGTACGAGCCTTCCCTCTCCAACGTCAACCGGAGCCCCCTTGGTGTATAGGTCAACCTGGAGGTTCATCGTCGTCGGATAGTAACTTACGGGATGACCGTCTATGACCCTTATCGGAGGGTTCATGGGTCTGTTTACCGAGATCGTGGAGAGCGTAACAAGGGGCGCTTTCGGCTTTACAGCGTTAGGCTGGCTGCCGAACAGAACTGTAGCTCCGCTAAAAAATAGAGACAGGAGTTCGTACATGAGTTCCCGCGCCTCTCTTGGGTTCATGAAATCACCCCTTTCGGTGGCTCCAGGTTCAGAGCGGGGTCGGTCTCTCCAACGGCGGAGAACTCAGACCTGCAATGCGCCAGCATTGTATGGTCCCACGGAACTGACGATACGCACTTATACCATTTGCCGCAGTAAAACAACCAATCGCCAGGTATGCCGGTGTCTTGGTCTGCTGCGGTGAGGATAAGGTCGCCAAACGCTTTTAGACGCTTGAACTGTCGCTCTCCTTCTGGGAGAGCCTGGAGCTCGTCAGGGTCGAGCGGCTGTACATTCATCAGGGTCGTGACATCCTCATATGTGGCAGTTGCGTAGCCCTTTACGATTTCTTGAGGCTCAAAGCGCCGGATAATGTACTTTTTTCTGAAAATGCGGAGACCTCCTATATCAGCCACCTCCC